GCTCGATAACCGGGCGTTTTGGAATTACCTGTCCACGACGCACGAAGATGACCTACTGGTTTACTCCCGCGCCATCCGAACCCGCTCGCTGTCCTTTGCCGACCGCATTGACGATGTTGTGCAGCACGTCCAAGCGATGGCTCAGGGCGTCCACACCGGCAATGTAGAACCATCTGCCGCCCAAGCTGTGTTCAATGCTGGCCGGTTGGCGGTAGACGCTTATCGGTGGACCGCAGCCCGCCTAATGCCGCAACTCTACGGCGAAACCCAGAACGTCAACATGAGCGTGTCTACCCATACGCAGCATATGCAGGCGTTGAAGGACATGGCAGAGCGCGGTCGGCAGAAGTTGATTGCGCGGGGTGTTGAGTCTGAGATTGAGGTTAAGGCTATCCCGGTCATGCATGAAAGCATCCCGTCAACCAAGCCGACCACCGTAGACCCTAAGGTTGAACCGGCAATGCTTTACCAACACCCTCGCGATGATGACCCGGCAAAGTTGCCGCCCAAGGTCATTAAGCAGCGGTTTGTGGGCGAGGTGATCGAGGACGGCGAAAAGCTTAACCGCGCGGTTGCAGAGCGATCCGCCAGCAAGGGGGAATAGTTTATGGGCGATGTTGTGCGGATTGATTTCACGGAAACGACCGGCAAGGTTGCCCCAGAGAAAATCCTAACCGCCGCCCTAGAGGAAAACCTCCGCGAGGTCGCGGTTGTGGGCTTGGATAGCGAGAACAACCTGTATTGCGCTTTTTCTGATGGGGATATCCTCGACATCCTCGGCGCGTTGGATATTGCCCGCGACCAAATCCTGAGGGCCATCAATGACTAAAGCTGACCCGCGCACTCAGAAGGACAGCGGCTTTGACGATTTCCTGAGCATCTACCGGAACGCGCCGGTTGAGTTTGTCGAAACCGTTCTCAATCAGACCCCGCTGCCGTGGCAAAAGGTATTCATGAACAAGGTTGCTGCCGGTAAGCGGCGCATCTCTGTTCGTGCTGGTCACGGCGTTGGAAAATCTACAGTCTGCGCTTGGGTAATTGTCTGGTTTGCGGTTACTCGGTTCCCCCAGAAGTGCGTCATTACAGCCCCCACGGCAGGCCAGTTGTTCGACGCGCTGTTTTCCGAATTAAAGGCCCAGTTCAACAACTTACCGGATGTTTTGCGCGAATCCTTTGAGGTATTTGCCGATAAAATCACTTTTAAGGGCAGCCCCGAAAGCAGCTTCATCTCGGCCCGCACAAGCAGTTCCGAGCGTCCTGAGGCCCTTGCTGGCATCCACTCAGAGAACGTACTCTTGATCTGCGATGAGGCTTCGGCAATCCCTGAGGCGGTCTATGAAGCTGCTGCTGGCTCCATGTCCGGGCACAGCGCGTGTACAATTCTGATCGGAAACCCAACCCGCAATAGCGGGCTTTTTTATAAAACACACCACGAATTGTCCGGGGACTGGGAGACGATGCACGTTTCCTGTTTGGACAACCCGCTCGTATCTCAGGACTTCATCAACCAGATCAAGGCGACTTACGGCGATAGCAGCAACGCCTATCGCATCCGTGTTCTGGGTGAGTTTGCCCTTCTGGATGACGATACCCTTATCCCGGCAGACGTGATTGATGGGGCTATGAACCGAGACATTGCCCCGACCCTTAACGAGCCAATGGTGTACGGGCTGGACGTTGCGCGGTTTGGTTCTGACCGATCAGCCCTTTGCAAGCGGCACGGTAGCATTGTCACCGAAATCAAAAGCTGGTCCGGCCTAGACACAATGCAGATCGTTGGTCAGGTCGCCAATGAGGCAAAGCATGACCATCCAGAAGAAATTTGCGTGGATACTATTGGCCTTGGCTCTGGTGTCGCTGACCGGTTGCGCGAACTTGGTTTCAACGTGCGAGACGTTAACGTCTCTGAGTCGAGTGCCCTAAACCCATCGGCCAATAAGTTGCGCGACGAGTTGTGGCTTTCGGTTAAAGAATGGCTGAATACCCGCTCCGTCCGCATTCCCAACGACCCGCAGTTGCGCCAAGAGCTGGTCGCCCCGCGCTATACTTTTTCCTCAATGGGAAAGGTGATTGTTGAGAGCAAGGACTCCCTGCGAAAGCGCGGGATGCGGTCGCCCGACCTTGCGGATTCCCTGTGCCTAACATTCGCCAGCCGAGCAGCGGGGGTAGGCGGCAGAGTAACCCCGTGGGTTAAGGGCAAGGCTGTTAAACGAAAGCTTGCTGGTGTAGTGTAGAATACAAATATCCATTATCTGGGATACTTAAAATGGCGTACGGCGATTGGATGAATGGATTGCAGGGAATGACCACCGCTCTCGGTGCCGCTTCTCCGTACGCCCAGCAGCTTGCCCAGAACAACGCCCAGCAGGTGGCCCTTGCCCAAATGATCCGCTCTGGCGCGTTTGGCGGTTATGGTGGCGGCTATCCCATCCAGCCGGTTCCTACTTACGGTGGCGGGACTCCCATGACCCCACAGCCCTATTCTGCGCCCACCCCGTTCACTGGGTTTGCGGATGTTCTAAAACCAAAGACCGCCCCCGCGCCCACAATCCTCCCTATTGGCGATCCGTCTCCAACTAGGCGCGCCTATGTCCCTGAGGACATCGAAACAAACGAGGTTACGGGCGGGCTCCCTGCTCCAGAGGGTAAGGGCTACGACAACTTCCGTGATTGGTGGGATGCCATGAAGGGGTTGCCGGGGTTCGTTGCTCAGTTTACGCCGCCTGGGATTGCAAAATCTGTTTACAATTCTGGTGGGTTCGATCCGGTTTTACGGGCTGTCGGCCTGAATAATCTCTCCGCAAGTGAGGGGATCATTAACGAGTATTCATCCCCTGAAGGAAATTTTGGGTCTAAGGGCGCAACGTACAACCCCGTCAGCCCTGAGGTTATGGGTCGCCCTGATTGGTGGAACGCGGAAAGCCTAAGGGTTCCAACCGGAAATGCCAGCCAGCAGGCTATTAGGGATTTGGCTAATAGGATAAACGCAGCAGCGGAAGCCGAACAGTACGGCATTTTGCCCGGACTTACCGGAAACGTTCCGCCAGCCTCGACTTCCCCAAACGCTCCCATTCCAATGGTTCAATACGAGCCTTTGCCGCCTCCTGAGGAAACGCTTGGTCTATTGTCAGACGCCCAAACTCAGCGCGACGAAATTATCCAACAATCTAAAGATGAAAACGATTGGCGCAATGATGGGTGGTGGCAAGACGAAGACAGCGGAACTTGGTACAGGGACTAATTAAATGCCCGAACAGAATCAACCCGCCCCGCGCTGCCCTATCGCCACGCAGGACATTACGATCAACCTGAAGAATCGCGCCAAGGCGATTAAGAGCGCCGACTACGGCCCGATGAACCCTGAGGAACCGAACGATGATTATTGGGCGCGGATGGGTGATGAGTGGAACGTCTCGCCTGATGAAGCGCGCAAAAGCCGCTGCGGAAACTGTGCGGCTTTCAATCAAACGTCTCACATTCTCGGTTGCATTGAACGCGGCCTATCTCCTGACCGAGGCCAAGACGCGATGGAAGTCGTGGACGCAGGAGAACTTGGCTATTGCGAAATCTTCGACTTTAAGTGCGCCGCGAAGCGAACCTGCTCTGCGTGGGTCGTCGGCGGTCCGGTCACAGACGCAAACGAAGAAGGCGCAACAGAAACCGAAATCGAAGAATATGGCCCAGGCGAAACTTCGGAAGAACCTGAAGAAGCCGAAGCGATAAACGAGGGAACCTAAAAGCCAATGATGAAGAAGGTTACGAGCAAGGCCGGTAAGGCAAAGGTCGCCAAGGTTATGAAGGAATGGGGCAAGGGCGAACTCCACACCGGCAAGCGCGGTCCGGGTAAGGGGCCGACCGTGAAGTCTCAGAAGCAGGCTGTCGCCATTGCTCTTTCTGAAGGCCGCAAGGCGCAGAAGAAGCGCAGTAAGTAATTAACGAAGTCGGGGATATATCAATGCAGGGCTATCCGAACACCTCAGGCTATATCCCCGACCTTGTTCCGCAAGACGCGAACGAGATTAACGACGACACTGGAATTCTCCCCGCGCTGCCAAACCAGCCGATGGATGAGGAGGAGTTTCGTAGCCGTGTTCGTCGCGCTATTGAGGACACTGCGACCTACATTGACTCGTACATTGCCCCGGAACGCGAACGGGCAATGTCCTATTACCTCGGCAATAAGTTCGGCAACGAGGAGGACGGTCGCAGCCAAGTCGTAATGACGGAAGTGCGGGACACGGTTCTCGCAATGCTGCCGTCGCTTCTTCGTATCTTTACTGGCTCCGAAAAGGTCGTGGAGTTTATCCCGAAAGGGCCGGAGGACGTTCAGATTGCCGAACAGATGACTGACCTTGTTCAGTACATCTTCCAGCAGGAAAACCCTGGTTTCCGCATTCTCCATGACGTTATGAAGGATGCGCTTATTCTCAAGAACGGCATCCTCACCTGGAACAAGCGGGACGAGGAGCGCGTAGAGGAATACGCATACTCTGGCCTAGACCGCGAATCTGCCGCTCTCATTCTCTCTGACCCCAGCGTTGAACTGCTGGAAATGTCTGAGGTGGCGAGCGTAACCCAGACGAATGTTGTTGCGCTCAATATGCCCATGCAGCCGGTTATTGAGCCGCCGACCATTGATCTTCGCATTCGCCGCGTTGTTCGCACCCCGCGCTTTGTGATCGAGTGCGTGCCGCCCGAGGAGTTTCTGATCGCCAATGACGCGACCACCGTAGAGGATGCTCTAGTGGTTGGCCGCCGTCGCCTTGCTACGGTTTCCGAGTTGGTCGCGATGGGCTATCCCCGCGAACTAATCGAGGAGAACGCGGGTGCTGGCGGCTTTGAGATGAACATGGAAACCCTGGTCCGTAATCCTGCTGACCAGAGTTTCTTCGGCATTGGCGAGAACACCGACGAAAGCACCGACCTAGTTTATTACATCGAGGCTTATGTCCGCATCGACAAAGATGGTGACGGCATTGCCGAACTCCATCGCGTCCACACCTGCGGTAACGGCGGCGTTGTTTTGTACGATGAGGTTGTGGACCACGCGCCGTTCGCCCTGTTCTGCCCCGACCCGACGCCGCACACTGTTTTCGGTAAGTCGATTGCAGACCAGACGATGGACCTTCAGTTAATCAAGTCGTCCATTATCCGTAACACGCTCGATAGCCTTGCTCAGTCCATCCATCCTCGCACCGCTGTTATCGAAACTGCGGTCAACATGGATGACGTGCTGAACAACGAGACGGGCGCGATCATTCGTATGCGTCAGGCCGGTGCTGTTCAGCCGCTCATCACCCCGTTTGTAGGCCAGCCCGCCCTTGGCGTTCTGGCCTACCTCGATGACGTGAAGACGCAGCGTACCGGCATTTCCCGCGCTTCGCAGGGCTTGGATGCGGACGTTCTTCAGTCCACCACCCGCGCCGCTGTTCAGGCACAGCTTTCGTCCTCACAGGAACGCATCGAGATGATTGCGCGCCTGTTCGCAGACGGCCTGAAACAGTGCTTTAGGGGCTTGCTGCGGCTGGTTGTCCAGCATCAGGACCGCCCAAAGATTATCCGGTTGCGCGGCAAGTTTGTCCCCATCGACCCGCGCGGTTGGGATGCGGACATGGACATGATCGTCAACGTTGCGCTTGGTCGCGGCTCTGATGAACAGCGCATGGCGTTCCTCGCTCAGATCGCATCGCGACAGGAAGCCATTATCCAGCAGTACGGGCCGATGAACCCGCTGGTGGACGTTATGCAGTACCGCAACACGCTGGCGCAGATCATTCAGCTTTCCGGCTTTGCTGACCCATCGCAGTTTGTGAAGGAAGTCACGCCGGAAGGGTTGCAGCAGTATATGCAGGCGATGCAAAAGCCGCCCGCCCCAGACCCGACGCAGATTTTGGCTCAGGTTGAGGTGGAGAAGATTAAGTCTGACATGATGATTGCGGCGGCCAAGCAAGAACTGGACCGCCAGAAAGCCGTCTCTGAAGCCGACCTTCAGCGCGACAAGCTTGCCGTTGACGCAATGCTCCGCGCTCAGGAAATGCAGGCTAAGTATGGGGCTCAGGTGGACATTGCCTCAATCAACGCAGAAGTAAACCGCCAGCGGGCCGAGATTAAGGAACAGTTTGGCTTGCAGCGCGAAATGATGGTTCAACAGCAGCCGGGGGTTATTCAGTGAGTTTTGACCGAGAGGAGATTTACCGCGCTGCGAAGGCCCTTAAGAACGACCGTGGGTTTGAGGAACTTATCCGCCGTCTGGTAGATAACTACATAAACGAATGGCGTTCTTCCGCCCTTGAGGATTTGTCTACACGCGAAAAGGCATTCCTCAAGATTCTGGTTCTGGATGAGTTGCGATCCGAGTTGGACGCGCTTGCTTCGGAGCCTAACGTATCAGCGCGTAATCACCGCACCAAATTGAATTAGGGAGACACTTTATGAATTCAGCCGAGAAGTCGCAGGCAAGCGAAATCGGCCTTGCAGAAGCCGCAACCATGATCGCTGCACTCGACACCCCAAAGGGCAAGCCGACGCAGCAAAAGGTTATGGAACCGGCACCTGCCGAAGCCCAAGAGGCAGAGGCGACGGTTGAGCAGGACATTGAGACTGCGCCCAACGACGAAAGCCCGGTGGAGGAGTCCGCCGCGTCTGAGGGTGAGGGTTCTGATTCAATCGTGGATGGCGAAGAAACCCAGGAGGCTGCTTCCGAAAACGATCAGCTAGTCACCGTTAAGATTGACGGCAAGGCGATGCAGATTCCGCTGAAGGAAGCCGTTGAGGGGTATCAGCGTCAGTCCGACTACTCACGCAAGATGAACACGCTTCGCGAAGAGCAGAAGCGTTTCGAGCGTGACAAGCAGGTAGTGGATCAGGAACGGAGTCAGTATTCCCAGCTAATCGGCGCACTAGAGCAGCAGCTAACTCAACTGATGCCGAAGGAACCGGACTGGGCAACCCTGCATAAGGATGACCCCGTTAATTTTCCGCTGATTGAGAAACAGTGGCGTGACTACAAGGAACGCCTTGGCGCGGTGCAAGCCGAAAAGGAACGCCTCGCCTACGTTAATTCTCAACAGGAGCAGGCAAAGCTTAAGGATATGGTCGCCCAGGGGCGCAAGTTCCTGGTTGAACGCAATCCTGAGTGGAGGGACCAGAACAAGTGGAACGAAGCCCGCAGCAAGATTGTCGAGTATGGCCGCAACATTGGCTATTCCGACAGCGAGTTGCAGCAGGCTTACGACCCACGCGCAATTTTGGTTCTCGATAAGGCCCGTAGATACGACGCCCTCATGGCAAACCGGCCCAAGCCCAAAGCTGGCGAGGCACCGAAGCCGATGAAGGCCGGTACTCCGGTCAATGCTCCCAAGCGTGTCACCGAGATTAGTCGCGTGAAACAGCGTCTCGCAAAAACCGGCAGCGTTGATGACGCCGCCATTCTCTTTGGCCTTTTAGATTCACGAAAGAAGTAACACCCAATGAGTGAAGTTACGACGATTCAGACTTACGACACTCCGAACTCTATGCGTGAGGATTTGTCGAACATCATCTACAACATCTCGCCGGAGACGACCCCGTTCATGTCGAACATTGGTCGTGATACGGCGGACAACACCTATTTCGAGTGGCAGACGGACGTTCTTGCCGCCGCCGATACGGGTAATGCGGTTGTCGAAGGCGCGGACGCTGGTGATACCGACTTCACCCCGACCGTTCGCGTTGCCAACTACACCCAGATTTCCAACAAGGTTGTCTCGGTGACTGGTACTTCGGAAGCCGTCAACATGGCGGGCATGCGCTCGCTGATGGCCTACGAAACGGCTAAGAAGGCGAAGGAACTCAAGCGTGATATGGAGGCAATTCTGCTCTCCAATCAGGCTGGCGTTGCTGGCAACACTTCGACCGCCCGTAAGACCGCTGGTTTCCCGACTTGGCTTATCACCAACTCGGTGACGAACGGTGCGACCCTGCCGGAAATGTCTGGTTCGGGCGGCAACGGTTATCCTGACACGGCTTGGACGGGTCTTTCGACCTCGACCGATGTCGCGTTCACGGAAGCCATGCTCAAGACCGCGATCCAGAACGTCTGGACCGAGGGTGGCGAGGCGAAGGTGCTGATGGTTGGCCCATACAACAAGACGGTCGCCTCTGCATTTGCCGGTCTTGCCGAGCAGCGCGTTACCTACAATCAGGTGAAGCCGCTGAAGATCATTGCCACCGCCGATGTTTACCTTTCGGACTTCGGTGAGGTGTCGATTGTCCCGAACCGCTTCCAGCCCGAGAACTTTGCCTTCGTGATTGACCCGGAATACGCCTCGGTTGCGTACCTCCGCCCGTTCACCACGTTGGACATTGCTCGCACGGGTGACAGTCAGAAGAAGGAAATGGTGGTTGAGTACGGCCTCCGCGTTAAGACGGAACTGGCTCACGCTGCCATCGCCAACCTGACCGTCTCCGCCTAACGATAATGGGGTGGGCGAAAGCCCACCCCATTATTTCCTGAGGGTTATATGGCAAAAGAAGAATACGCGCCCGGAACCTTTGATCTTGGATACGACCCGCTGACGCGCACGCGCCAGAAGATGGTTCTCACCCCTGATGGCAAGCTGGTCTTTGAGAGCAAGACCAACATTGACCAGATTGCTGAGGTTAATCAGGCGATCCGTAATGAAATTGTCCGGTCAGAGAAAAACGGCGATATGATTAAGGTCGCCAGCCTTCCCATGACGGTCTATTTTGATTTGAAGAAACGCGGTATTTTGGGCGACAAAGTTGCCATGAAGCGGTGGCTTAAGTCTGACGAGGCGCTTCCGTATCGTACTCACTGGATGACCAGTTAGGGTTCAACAGATGGCTAAGATTACCGATTACGATACGTTGCAGAGCGCGATTGCGGACTGGCTAAACCGCTCCGACCTTACATCGCAAATCCAGACATTCATTCAGCTTGTTGAGGGTGATCTGAACACCCGGATGCGGACCCGCGATATGGTCATCCGGGCGGAGGCAACTAGTGATAATGAGTACGTTCAGCTTCCCGCTGATTGGCTAGAGGCTATCAACCTCCAGATTGTGGATGGGAAAAGCCCGCTTCGGTACGTCTCAATGGACGAGGCGGACATTATTGTGAAGCGCCAAGAGTTTACCAGCCCGACTTTTTACTCAATTATGGACAATGCGATTGAGTTGGTTCCAGCACCGTCTGACGATGTTGACATCGAGATGGTTTACTACGGGAAAATCCCATCGTTGAGCGACGAGGAACCCACCAACTGGCTGCTCACGAAAGCGCCGGACGTTTACCTGTACGGGTCACTTTCCCACGCATCTCCGTTCATTCTTGATGACCAGCGGATGCCGATGTTCACGCAGTTGTACTTGGCCCGCACGGAAGCGTTGAACGACGAAAGCAAAATCTCAACCCATTCGGGTAGCCCGCTCGTGGCGCGTACCCGTGCTGTCTATTAGGAGTCAATGAAATGGCTGGTTCTTTTTCTAACTTCGCCGAGGACTTGGTTCTGAACTGGCTTCTGACCACGAACTCCGCAACTCGCCCCACCGCTTGGTACGTTTCGCTCTACACGGTTGCGCCAGGTGAGGGAACTTCTGGCACTGAGGTTTCTGGCAACAACTACTCGCGCACCGCAGCCACCTTTTCCGTTACCGGCACGGCCCCCACGACCGCTAGCAACACGGCAGCGGTTGAGTTTCCGACTGCCAGTGGTTCGTGGGGTACGATTGTCGCAGCGGGCATTATGACGGCCTCTACGAGTGGCTCTCTGCTTGCCTATGGCGACCTTTCGACCAGCAAGGCAATCGACACGGGTGACGTTCTGCGGTTCAACACGGGCGAAATTGACGTAACCCTCGACTAACCATGACCTGAGGTTAATCGAATGGGCACTCGCCCTTACGGTTTATGGGACTACGGCGAAGGCGTTTACGGGACAGTTGATCTCGTAAACGCCTCAGTCGTTATTGCGGGAACCTCTGCCGTAACTGCGCTTGCGGTAAAGGTTGTTTCTGCCTCAGTTACCTCTACCGCGCAGTCGTCCGTTACCGCCAACGCTGCGGCCACGAAAGCTGCCGCGTTTACCTCCACCGCGCAGTCATCCGTTACCGCAGCCGGGACTAAGGTTCTTCAGCCTTCCGTTCTTTCGCAGGCAACGGCAACCGTTACGGCATACGCAAACCGTGACCGGAATGTTTCCGTTGCAGCTAGTGCCACCTCTACCGTAACCGCCGTCCCAGAACGGGATATTTACCTAACGCTCTCCGCGCTGGGGCAATCCTCCGTTACTGCCAACGCTGCGGTTACTTTGGACGGCGCATTCTCAGCCGCCGGTCTGTCCGCAGTAACGGCAAGCGCAACAAGGATTGCCCAAGGCTCGTTTGCAGCCGTCGCGGTTTCTACATTTGCGGCAAGCGCAAACCGATACAGAGAGGCCAGCTTCTCTGCGGTCGGGCAGTCCAGTGCCGCGTTCAATGCAGTCCGTGTATTCAGCGGTTCGTTTGAGGCGGCGGGGGAAACTGCCGTTACCGCAGACGCTGCGATTATCTCTACAGTTTCCGTTTCGTGCGTTGCGGAGTCCAGCGCTTCCGCCACTGGCGAGCGGGTGCGGACATCTTCTGTTCAATCAACGGCAACCGGGGCTGTTTCGGCAACCGCAGCTTCAATCCTGTCTGGCGCTTTTGTAGCGCCCGGGCAGTCGGCGGTCTCGGCATTTGGTGGGTTGACCCGCCCAGCCACGTTTACCTCTACCGCGACCTCCTCCGTCACTATGACGGCTCGCTATCTGTGGGAGGTGGAGCCGGTAAGCCCAGAAAACTGGACAGACACAACCACCGACCCTGCTACTTGGCAGCCACAGACGGTAACGAGCGAAACCTGGGCCGAAAGTGCAATACCCACTCAGGTGTGGCAAAATCAGTCAACCCAGTCTCAGACTTGGAATAGAATTTAGGGCTTGGAGATAGAAAATGGCCGATACCTTTACCACTAACCTCAATATGACCAAGCCAGAGGTCGGCGGGTCGTCTGATACCTGGGGCACGAAGCTAAACACCGACCTCGATACTGTTGACGCCCTTTTTAACGCAGCGGGCAACGGCACTTCGGTTGGTCTGAATGTCGGTAGCGGCAAGACCCTCACGGTCGCGGGCACCCAGAACGTCACCGGCACCTTCAAGACCGACACGGTTGCGGAATACACCTCGGCGGCTGGCGTTACCGTTGATGGCGTGTTGCTGAAGGATGGTGGCGTCACCACGGCGGGCGGGCTCGATGTGAATACCGCTTCCGGCGTCGATGGTCAGTGGAACACCAGCGGCTTGACGGTTTACGCAAACGGCGTCACTCCGCAGCACGACGGCGTGCTGCATGTTATGGGCGGGAGCGCGGGGGCTGTAACCGCAAGCACGAGCGCCAACGAACTAATCCTAGAGGGCGACACCCAAACAGGAATGACTATTCTCTGCCCTGACGCAAACAACGGCCTTCTGTATTTTGGCAACACATCAAACAGCACAGCCTGTCAGCTTCAGTGGGATTATGATGGCAACACAAACGGTGAGTTGAATGTCGGTACAAACAAGGCGGGCGCAAGAATCAAATTTACAACCGGCAACAGTGTTGAGGCGCTCACGCTAAACAGCAGCCAGCAAATGGTTGCCGCAACTACCTACAGCACGACCGTAGGGGCAACCAACCGCGACCTCTACATCGACAACACCGGCCTCATTGGTTACGTCTCGTCTCTGCGCGCATCAAAGACGGAAATCGACCCGATCACCGATACATCTTGGTTGCACGCGCTCACCCCAGTTAGCTTTAAGTATCGCAAAAAGGCTGAAGACGGCTCGTACACGAACGAGATTGATGGCGATATCCAGTACGGCATGATCGCGGAGGATGTGGCTGCGGTTCGCCCAGACCTGTGCTTCTACGATGATGTTTCCGCTGAGGATGGCACCGTTACCCGTGAACTGCGGGGCATCCAATACAGCAAGTTGATCCCGGTTATGCTGAAAGAAATTCAGTCTCTCCGGGCCGAAGTAAATGCAATGAGGGGTAACTAATGACCAACACCGACAAGCCACTTCTTTCTATCGTTGAACTTCAGGAGCAACTCGCGTTCTTCCAGCAGCGTTGCCTTGTGCTTCGCGGCGAGGTGGAGAAGCGGGATGCTGAGATTGCGAAGCTGAAGGAACCCAAGGTGGAGTAACCCAATGGCTATCAACGCGCTCACTGGAGTGGCCGCTGCGGCTGCCGTTACGCTTAGTCCGATTGGTGCGATTAACGGTAGCTTCGATTGCTACAACACTCGGCAACTTTTGGCTGGCCTTGAATCAACCGGGTTTAAGGCAGAGCGCGTCGGTGAAGCTGGAGGCGGTGAACGCTTTACGCTTTACGAAGACCCTTATGGTCAATTTGTAATCACAATGGAAATGCCGGGAATGGCTGCAATGTGCATCGTGGCTCAAGGCAAGTACAAAAAGCCGGTGGGTGTGTAGTGGAAAACCTAGCAGCCGCAGTCTCAGCAATAGTTGTCGCAGTTGGCGTGTTCGACTGTGACTCAACCAACAAGTCGCTCGCCGCTGGCAACAAGGAACTCAACCCGCTGATGGCTTACCTTCAGCGCACGCTGGGGCGGTTCTGGGTTATTCCAAAGATGGCGGTTCACTTTGCCTTAGCTGGTGTTGTTCTGGCCTTCCCGTACCCTCCAGTGCTGGGTGCTGTTACTGTCTTCTCCCTCATTATCGGGGTTATTGCGTACAACAACTATCTTTTGGCTGGGCATTAATCATGGATGAGCATGGCAAGGCGGTTGTGGACGCACTCTCCCTCGTGGTGGTCGGCGCAACAATTCTGAAATGGTTGCCCGCAGTCGCAGCCGTGTTCTCCATCGTCTGGACGGCAATTCGCATTTACGAAAGCAAAACCGTTCAGGGTTTGGTTAGCCGCAATAAGGACAACGACGAGGATATTTATGGTTGAGTATCGAGGGGAAAAGTTTGCTGGGTACAACAAGCCGAAACGCACCCCATCGCACGCCAAAAAGAGCCATGCTGTTCTGGCAAAAGAAGGCGGCGATGTGCGCTTGATTCGGTTTGGTCAGCGGGGCGTTAAAGGTGCGGGGGCTCACCCAAAGACGGAAGCAGAGAAGGCCCGCAGACGCTCCTTTAAGGCTCGCCACGCGCAGAACATCGCTAAGGGTAAGATGTCGGCAGCGTACTGGGCGGATAAGGTGAAGTGGTGATGAATCTCGAAAAGCTGCAATCCGAAATCGAGTCCGACGAGGGGTTTATGCAATACCCTTACAAGGACACTCGCGGTTATCTGACTATTGGGTTCGGCATCAATTTGACCACTACCGGGATCACCAAAGAAGAAGCCCGCTGGATCACCAAGAACCGGCTGCTGGCCGTCCACGATTCCCTGGTTGACCGGCTCCCAGTGTTCAAGACCTTGGATGAGAACCGGCAGCGGGCGTTGGTCAATATGGCCTACAACATGGGTATCGACGGCCTGCTGAAGTTCAAGAAGATGATCGCAGCCCTGGAGGCAAACGATTACGAAGCAGCCGCAGATGAAGCCAGAAACTCTCTGTGGGCAACCCAGGTCGGGGACAGGGCAAAGCGCCTGATTGGAGTTATCCGTGGCATTTGACTGGAGGAAGGTGGTGGGAACGGTAGCCCCGGCTATTGGCACAGTGCTGGGCGGTCCTCTGGCGGGAGTTGCAACGCAGGCTGTGGTAGCCGCTCTAGGCTTGCCCCAAAACTCATCCGATGACGCCATTGCCGCCGCCGTTCAGAACGCATCCCCGGAAACCCTGTTGGCCCTAAAGAATGCCGACAAGGATTTTGCCTTAAAGATGCGCGCTCTGGATGTGGACCTTGAGCGGATTGCCGCAGATGACCGCAATTCCGCCCGCATCCGTGAGTCCCAAGTCCGCGACTGGATGCCCCGTATTCTTGGCGCGGTTGTGGTTGCCGGGTTCCTGGGGACTGTGTTTATGGTCTTGGGCGGGTACGTTGAGGGTTTGAAAGACCCGCTTATGGCAACGACCGTAGGCACGCTAATCGGCTATGTTTCAAGCAAGGCGGACCAAATCGTCAGCTATTATTTTGGCTCATCTGCCGGTAGCCGCTCAAAGGACGAAGCCCTGAATAGTGCCCTGCGAAATAAGGTATAATGCGGCATGGCCTACGTTGAACTCGAAATTCCTCCAGGTGTAGTACGCCCGGCCACACCGTTGCAGGCTAGTGGCCGCTACTGGGACGCAAACCTAATTCGTTGGCGGTCTGGAAAACTTCTCCCCGTAGGCGGGTGGCAGCGCATTAGTGAAGACCCGCTGGCGTCTACTTGCCGCTCTATCTTCACATGGCTTTCCACCGATGACGTTCCGTATGGTGCGTTTGGGTGCGAAGGAAACCTATATGCGCTATCTGTTCCAGACTCAACGATTACGGAAATTACCCCTACCGGGTTTGTCCCTGCCGATAGCGGTTTGGAGGGCGGCTATGGCGCGTCAACTTACAGTGATTACCTGTATGGCGATCCTACTGGGCGTCCGGTTTCCCCATTCGACCTGCCGACCTTCTCTTGGACCTTCGATAACTGGGGAACAAGCCTCTTGGCGGTTGCCTCCAGTGATGGGCGCTTTCTGCAATGGGTTGTTGGTGACGATAACGCTCACGTTGTAGGAACCGCCACCATTTCCTCAATCCAGCGGCAGTCCAACACAGTTACCGTTACCTGCGCCGAGAGCCATGACTTTAGCGTTGGCGATAGCGTTGTAATTGCGGGAGTAACCACGACTTCATTCAACGGAACCTTTACGATTGTCTCTGTCCCCACCGCAGACACATTCACATATTCGCAGTCTGGCACTAACGCTACTTCATCTGGTGGTACTGCTACCTCTGGCAGCGTTCCGACCGACAACCGTGGTGTAATCGCAACTGAGGAACGCCACGTTGTTCTATTCGGCGCTGGCGGTAATCCTCGTCGCGTTGCGTGGTCTGACCAGGAGAATTACGTCAACTGGGATTTTAGCGACCCGCTTTCACAGGCTGGTTACTTCGACCTCGACACAAACTCAAAGATCATCATGGCGGTTGCCGTTCGTGACGGCACGCTAATTCTCACCGATGGTGAGGCTTGGCTGATGCGTTATATTGGCCTGCCGTACATCTACAGCTTTGAGCGCGTTGGTCACGAGTGCGGAATTATCGCGCCGATGGCCTTTGCAACCTTCGCCGGTCGTTGTGTATGGATGGGCCGCGAGGGGTTCTGGATGTATGACGGCGGGTTCGTGCGGCAACTCCCGTGCGATGTTGGCTCTTACGTTTTCGACAATATCGACGCCACCGCAGGCCGCGTCTACACACACGGCACCAACAATGGCGTATTCCCCGAGGTGTGGTTCTGG